GTCATCCGCCAAATATAGCCAACATATTCGCCCCCTACGTCGGTATCGCTCTGAATGAAACTTCAGAAGTTCTGCTATCATTTTTTCGCGACGATTGAAATTCGAGCCACCATCCGCCGTGAGGTCTTGCGGCGCGACCCTTCTCAGTGTGCCAGCCGTCCCCCGATTCATCCTTCCACGCTCCGCATCTCAAAAATAGCTGGCGATTTTGCTCGACGTTGCCGCGAGATGTGAGCCGGATCATGATGTTCTCGTCGACGTTGCGACGATGGATGTGGCCGCTCACGTAGATGTCCGCTTCGTATTGGCGCTGCGTCCTTGAGTGATCGATCATGCCGCGTGTCACTTCGCCACCACCACCGTAGCCATGGTGATACAGCAGTCGAGTAAGAGCCACATGCTTTGGAGATTGAGAAAACAGATGGCGAGCCATCACGAAGCCCCAGTACGGCGCACACACGACGCGGCTGCCATTACTGCGGAGCAGGCCGACCAGCCGCTGCAGCAGATCCACCTCGTGCCGCTTCTTGACGGAGGTCTCATGGTTGCCATAGCTCATCAGAGCAATACTGTCCGCATAGGGTGTGAACCACTCGGCAGCGGTGTCGACCAAACTGTCGAGGTAGTTACCACATCGATGCTCAGGGCGCAGGGTGTCAGCCGAGGCGCGTGGATCCCACTTGCCCTGCATTGCGTCGAAGATGTCGCCGAACATAAGGACGGGTGAGCCTATCGCCTTCGCCTGGCCTAATGTGGCGGCCAGCTCATCCCGCAGGCAGTGGGCGCTGTCCCAGTGGAGGTCGGCCAGCAGCAGCACGCGGCGCACAGACCCGATGGCGCCATGGTTAATGGTCAGCTTGTGGCAGTGCGTGTCCGAGCGCTCGATGCTCCACCATGGATCTGTCATGTCTGAGCCTCTGGTTGGTGTCAGACCTGAACGTCATCATAGACAAAAAATGAGTCTTGCGATGCCGCCTGCGCAGTACCAGTCGATGCCCACCGAAATGTCACATTGCCTACCGCACTAGCCGAGTAATCATACCTATAGACTCCAGTTGAAGCTTTAACGATAGCGGCATCCACGCCATAAGTGAGAGTCGTGAGAGTACCTGTTGGCGACCTTACATATAACATCACGTTAGTCGGATCAGTAGGCACAGAAGATACTGTGAATGTTGCAGTGAGACGTACTAAATCTCCACGATCATAGGTCGCCATCTCAGAGCTCCACGATAGATGATATGCCCGAGCTCGTCTGGATCGAGGCATTAGACGATGAAAGTATAGCATGCGATACGGTCACTAACGCAATTCTGGATGAGGATACCACGACAGACGCTGCCAGCGCATGCGAGATCGATACGCTTGATGTCGTACTGGCTGAGCCTGAGACGGATGATACCGATGCGATAGTGGCAGCAGAGCCAGAGACTAGAGACTGCGTCGCAGATGCAGACGAGGCTGAGCTGACGCCTACATCGACATCAGAGATCAGGCCAGTGGTGAGCCCTGCCTGCGAGATGGTGCTAATCGATGATGCCGATGTCGATGGTAGGCTCGATAAGAGATCGCATACAGCGAGCCTTGTTTGCACCACCCATGACACGCTCGAGCCAGCTAGAACATAAACACCAGAAGTCGCTGCCACGCGGCGAGCAGAACGCAGCCCAACCAATTTGCCGGCGATGATATACGCACCGACATCGGTTCGCATGAATAAGCCATGGATCAGGCCAGCAGAGATACCAGACAATGCATACGTGCGACGTGTGGCAGGCATCACGTATGTGCGACGCAGTCCGACATCACGACCAACTAGACCATATGAACGGGCATCAGCAACGATGGCTCGAGTCAGACGCAGGGCGCAGCTCTGACCGGACAGAGCATACGATCGAGGACTGGCCACGATGATGCGCCGAGCACCGACGACGACTTCGCCCATGGTGAGCAGGTATGGTCCTGTCGAGCATGTCAGCGTGCGCGTCGATCGCAGAGCGGCTGCTCGGCCAGTCATTGCATACGAGCCAGACGATGCGCGTATACCACGGCCATAGATCAGCGCTGCGCTCTGCCCGGTCAGCGCATACGCACTCACTGCGGCAGACATTTTGCGCACGACTATGGTGCGAGTATCCTGCCCGGTGAGCGTGAATGTGCCTGCTGATGCCGTGATGCGATATGCGACAACTACTGTATGCGTGAGCGTGACATTGATGCCGGTCAGCGCATAAGAGCCAGTGCCAGCCAGTATCGAGCGCGTTAGTCTGAGCGATGCTGCCTGCCCAGTCAGAGCAAATGTGCCGACAGATGCGCTGAGCGTGTAACCAGCAGCGGTAGATTTTGTTAGAGTCGCATTGATGCCGGTAAGGGCAAACACGCCAACGCTGGCTGAGATGGTGCGGGTTGCTACTAATCGATTGGTTATGCCCGTGAGCGTAAACGTTCCAACATTAACTGAGATGGTGCGGGTTGATTGCAAAGATGCAGCCTGGCCCGTTAGCGTAAACGCACCAGGACTAGACGTGATAGTGCGCGTTGCTGTCAATCGATTAGCTATGCCAGATAGCGAAAATGTGCCAGCGCCAACCGTGATAGTGCGGGTTGCTGCTAATCGATTGGCTATGCCAGTAAGCGCATACGATCCAGTGCCAGTCGCAATGGTGCGTGTCGATCGAAGAAATGCAGACTGACCGGTGAGCGTAAATGTGCCGACATTTGCGGTAAGCGTGCGCGTGGATTTTAGATTTACGGCTATGCCAGCCAGCGTGAATGACTGAGCCGTCGCCGTAATTACACGTCCGACTTTCAGATTTGCCGCTATGCCATTCAGCGCAAATGATCCGACAGACGCGGGAATTTTGCGGCCAATTGTCAAACCAGTAGCAGTACCAGTCAACGCATACGATTGACTATTGGCGATTACTTTGCGGTCATTTTTTAAACCGGCAGCAATGCCGGATAACGTAAATGAAACAACGTCACAAGCTATTCTTTTTTGCGCGGTTGTTTTTGTTAAAGTTGCGGCAATCCCAGTAAATAAATAAGACCTAACATCGGCAAGCAAAACGTAATCTTCTTTGCTTACAGTGATTGCAAGCAACGCTGCATTTGGCAAAGTTGATGGGGCGGTATAAAGGCTTGTTCCAGCGCTGAAGCCGGTTGTTTCGCTCCATGACATAGCGTATGGCGTAACGTCACTTTGAAACGCTGAAAATACTTTGTTTGGTAATTTAGTTATTTGAACTTCTTGGCCACCGCCAGCGGGCCAAGGTGCCGTTGTGTTTGGCGGAATGGACGTGCTTGCAAATCCTGAACTAGACCAAGGCCCACCGCGCAAACCACCACTACTGGTTGCGCTTACAGCATATACAGCAGATGAATCGCCAAAGGATAAACTTTGTCCTTGACCAGTTAACGTAATTCCAATTGGATTTATTCTTGTGCCAAATCCAGAAGACCAAGCCCAAGCGTAGGCATATGGTGTGCTTGGATGCGCAACTGCAATCTGTGCCCCATCACGAGAGAATGCTATTCTGCGTGGCTGCGCGCCCGGATTGGTGGCTGGATTTGAAACCTTTGTTCCAAAGCCAGTTGAATTTGACCAAGCCCAAGCGTGAATATATGGCGTTAAATTGTTTGCGGAAACAACGATATAAGATTCATCGGGACTGAAAGCAACTGCAGTACCATTAGCCGAAAATGTTGGATTGGTAAATTTTGTACCAAATCCTGATGTGCTAATTGGGTAAACGCCAATACCGCTAGTCCCAGCGTTGATTGCAACCGCACCAGAATTCAAAGCAAGATCTTGTCCACCAGATGGGATCAGAGTAGCTGGGTCAGAAACTTTTGTTCCAAATCCGCTTGAAGAAAAAGCGTAGGAATGTATGTATGGGGATGATTGAGTCGCTATTGCAACAAAATCTTTGTTTTTCGAAAACGCAATACGCCTTCCGCCTGCGCTCAACGCACTAGATGGCGCGGCAAATTTTGTCCCCCAGCCAGATACGGACGTAAAATCATAGGCGTGAATGCCGGGGCTGGACGAGTTTGATCCAACCGCGACATAAAGTCCCATTATTTAACTCGTTTCAATTCTAAAATTATTGCTCTTGTTTTGGCGATATCTGTAGATTGACTAACCAACGATTCTAGCATCATGGTTGTTTTTCGTAATTCTATTTTTTCGGTGCGCAATCGAGTACGCAATTCATCTCGAAATGCAAGCTCTGCGGCAAAATCTAGGTCGTCATCATTAGTTACATTAATGGCTAGTTGCTCACGGCTCATGCCTCGATAAGGCAATAAGTGAGCAGGCCATGTTAAATTAGCCATCCCGTTTAACATCAATTGAAAATTAAATACATTAGCCTGATATTGATACACTTCATTTTCACGTTGCAAAATAGATTGAGCCAACATGATTTCATGCTCATCCTGGCTAACGCCACCATTGGCGGCGTCAAACGTATTACCGTTACCCATATCGATGTCAGGCAAGGGTCAGCACTCCATTGGTGGCATCAAAGTCCACGGTAAATGTTTCGGTATCGGCCAGCGTGATCGATGATCCGTAATCGTAATATCCGATCACGGCATTGCTGGCAGTGGAGTTGTACAAAATGACATAACGAAAAGGCCCGATGCTACCGCCAGACGCGGTAAACACTGAGTCGGCAAGCACCAGTTTGTAAGTGCCACTTGTCTGCGCCGATGACGTGGTCGTGATCGTATTACCGCCAGAGGTGTAGCCGTTAGCTGCTGCTGGTGCTGGCGCTACTGTGGTGTTCCACACGGTATCGCTAGATGCCGTCGGCGCCGTATTTGTTAGCGCAACCTTGAGCGTATCGCTTTGCAAGTTGTGAACCTTCTCTGCCAGATTCTCAACAAAGCAATTATACTTGTTAAACGTCGCCATCACATGTCCTCCGTTATTGTTTTTCGGCTGTGGCAGCTATGGCACAGCGACTGCAGATTCTCTGCTGAATTCGTGCCACCCTTGCGCAGCGGCACGATGTGATCCACTTGGCTGGCCGCCTCACCGCATCGTCTGCACAGGGGCTCGCCCCGCAGGACCATCAGGCGCAACTTCTGCCACGTCGCGTCGTAGCCTCGGTCGTTGCTGCTAGGCCTCACCTCCTGCTTCGGCAGGGGCGGCTTAGGCAGTCGGTGCATCGGGAGTCTGTCAGCCATGCAACAAGCCTACTAATCAGCAGTCCCGAACAGAGTCTGCTGATGGTCCACGCCGTTGGTGTCGAGTGGATGGAACAGTCCGCACCCTGCCGCCGCTCGCCTCACCATGGCCGCTAACTTCGCCTTGCTGCGCGGAACACCAGCGCTCTGCTTGTGTGGTCGCAGTGGCTCACGGTATGCCTCTGGCAGCACGTGAGCGCAGGCCGAAGCCCATTGACGGGTCGTCAGTCCACCGAGCCTTGCGGGCAGATCCTCGAGCCAGTCCTCGACCACAGAGACAGGTATCTGCCGATCTCCCGGCCAGTCGTCGACCAGTGGCTCCAGCGCATCGGCAGGCACACCCAGTAGCAGCGACAGATCGAGTACACGATCCTCGATGATGTGCTCAGCGACGCAGGTATCATCCACCATTCAGCACCTCGTATGTCACGACCACCTGAGCCGGCCCGCCGTTGCCTGCGACCATCCGCACGCACACACTTGGAACATGCTCCCAATCGTCATCGATCAGCAGTCCAGACCTCACCGACCAGTCGAGGATCGGCTTGGCCACGTTGTCGAGGTCCCTGCCCTTGCGCCATCCCTTGCCAGGCATGACAGAGATCACGATATTGACTCGATCACCGATAAGAACGGACCGGACGCCAGCAACCCGCGCCGTCATGTCCGCCTGCGTGATCCACCTCGTGTAGGTCGCAGACTTGTGCACTCGCCCACGGTTGCTGCGCCAGATGCCGTTCACCGATGGCGGTACCGGCAGGATGATCGTTAGCCCAACGGCATCAGGAGCTGCGTCAAGTTGTCCGACTTCAGAATCATCTGGCCGCTGTCGGTCAGGTACGCCGTGACCTCCTGCGTCCTGACCGCCTTCAGCGCATCGAGGACATACTTCGGGTTGAAGTTGCTCTTGCTTTCGGCGGCCACGTCGCATGGGATCACCACCTGACATTTACCGCTCTGAGATTGCGCCGATAGGTGCAGCCCAGTCTGTCGGTAATCCACGGTCATCCGACTTGTCTCGTGATCCACCATGAACTCCACCTGCCGGATGGCATGAGAGAGAGCCGACAGATCATGCACGTATGGCGAGCCGATTTTGGATTCTGGCGGCATCACGGAGTGGTAGTCGGGGAACTTGCCGTTGATCTGGACGAACACCAGCTCGGCCATGCTCTGGCCATCGATGCTCCACCACGCCACGACTTCATTGGCGCGCACATACAGCGCTAGCTGCGCATTCTCGAATCGCGGATGCAGGAACGGCAGCACATTGCGAGGGATCAGCGCTGATCGGACCTTGGCAGTACCGGATGCCTCACATGTGCCAACGGCGAGCCTGCGCCCATCGGTGGCAGCAGCGACTGCCTGCTTCTTGCTATACGACACCTCAATGCCGCACAGCGCGAAGCGTGCAGACTCCACGCAGACTGCATGCTCGACGCTGCCGAGAAGCGCCTCGAAGTCCATCGAATCGGCGAACACCATGTGATCCAGCGAGCTTGGCTCCAAGTTTTGCAGGACCGGGATCACAGCATCATCACGCTTTGATAGCTGCCACTCGCTGCCACCGGCTAGGACTTCGATCTGCTCGGCGCCATCGATGTCGATGTCAAGGTAGTCCTGCTGAACGAGTCCGACGATCTGGTCGAGCTTGCCCAGGTGGACATCGGCCGTGCTGAATTCTTGGTTTCCGGACTTTGACGCTCTGATGTAGACCGTCATGGATATCGAAGATGTCGGGTCGGTAACGGTCAGGCTAATCCGTTGGCCGAGGCTTGCGTCTGCCTGGATGCGGACGCTTACGGGTTCGCCCTTGGCTGTCTTTTGCCCTATCGGCTTTAGGCGCTTCAGGCCTTGGCGTAGTTCTCGGGTTAACAGTGTCAGGATCATCCGATACTCCCAGTAACCAGCAGTCTCGGAGCTTGTCTCTCAGCTCATCGATGTACTGCATCAGAACCCCGACCGCGCACCCCGCGTGATCGAGCTCGCATCCATCCCAGTGAGTCGACTGAAGGCCCTTGTGCAAGTGCGCGGCCTCGATCGCATTAAGTCGCTCATTGGAGATGGTCATTTGCTGCCTTTCGGCTGGATCCACCTATCGACGCCAGTAGCGCCTTCGCCACATAAGATCGACGCGCGTTCAAGATACTTCTTGGCTGTCCGCGCCCGAGGAGGCGTTGCGGCCATGGCGGCAGCCGCTTTGCTTACCAGCGTCACCGCCTCGCCCAGCTTCTCGGCCCACTCCTCGAACCACGTCTCGAATGTTGTCGCGGTCATGGTTCGCCTCCAGACTGTCCAGTAGCTCGATGCACCGCTGCGCCTTGGCCAGATCCGTTCGTTTGTTCTTCCCAAGGTATCTCCACAAGTACTTGATCGCGCATCCGCGCCAGTAGCCTCGCATCTGTTCCACGCCGAGCATGGCGAGCTGCGCCCGCATGCAGTCGACATCGCTGCCATCGGCGCTCGCATAATGCGGTGGATCGATCTCAGACATCGTCTCGCTCCATCTCTGCGTCGCCGTTGCTCTCACGCCAGCATGTGCGGCACATGCCGTCAGCGATCACCACTTTGACGGCTCCGCAATTGGAGCAAGAGTCCTTGTGCGCGGACCACGGATCAGTTAGCAGGTCCATCTAGATGCTCCCAGAGTTCGATGTCGTGTCGGTATGGCTTGTAGAGGTGATGCCGGTCGTCCTCTTTATGGGCAGCAATGGCTGCCTTAAGTCTTTTGATCTCGTGTTGCGCATAGGCCAGATTGGCTTGGCAAACTTGGAGGCAGGTGTCGAGCAGTGTCTCGCGTGTGATGTCAGTCGATCCAGATCCTTCCATCACGCATGCCCTCCCGCCAGTCCATTACACACTTGCGCCATCGCTCATTGATCGATTGCCTGCTGACACCCAGATCCCGAGAAACGCTCGCCATCGACTTGTCGGACAGCATGGCGTCGATTATTGGTTGGACTCCACGCCTAGCCTTGGATCTCAACAGTCGGACACGGTCCTCGGCATCGATCATCTCGTCCAATCTGTCGGACTCGTCTCGAGCCAGAAGCTGAATGATCTCGCTGCCATCCTCCCGCACAGATCCGGAGATACTCTGTCCGCTAATGTGCCGGCGCGTTTTCAGGCGTCGACTGATCCGTGTGCAGCAGGACCAGACCATGAGGTAGACGTATGTCGTCCAGCAAGACCGAACCGGATCGAAGTACTCAAGGTGCTCCAGCAGATACAGCATGCACTCCTGCTCCCAGTCGTCCTTGTCCATCTTGGCTGGCTTGTATACCTGACAAGCTTTGTAGACGAGCCGGATATTCTCGGTGAATAATTGCAATAGTTCACTTCGGGACATTGCCGTCGTCGTCTTCGTCAGTGTCATCATCGTCGTCGTCATCATCACTCTCTATGTCGTCCGACGTGTGCCGGAGCCCCTCGGCGATCGTCTGTAGCACGTACCCGAGGGTGTCTGCCTCGGCGATCTCCAGAGTGCCCGCGAGCACGGTGTGGCTGTCGCGCATGCAGACCAGACTGACCGTCCGCTCCGCGTCGTTGTGCGACACCTCGATGTCCAGCCCGTTGTTCTCGACGCTGATCGTTACCTTCATCGGAAACCTCCAAAGGACATGCGCCGACGCTAGCATTCCGGCGGTACGATCGGACCGTCGAGGATGTCCTTGGCCCAGTCCTGCAGCATGTCCTTGCCCAGGCATCGCATGGAGCAGTTTTCCCTGATCACTTTGCGCGTGTCGGTTAGCTCCTTAAGCAGCCAGACCGATTGAAGATCGGTCAGCGCCAGACCACCCTCGAACTGGTCGATAATTGTTTGGATCGCTTCTGTCTTGGTCATCTTGATCCCGCCTTGTTGCCACCCATTTGACTCATGTCTACATTCTTGTCACGGAAATGACATAATCGCCCACCAAAGATCAGCGCTAAACTGACTTGCCTGTCACCACCCCAATCAACCCTAGGCATTGCGACACCAATCTTCTGGGATGTCATAATGCTTAATGTGTTTCCACTGACCTTCTCGCATGGGAAGATGAAATTGTATTCGCACTCGACCCACCTACCGCCGCTGATAAACCATGCGCAACGGGCATAATCAATTACTTGAGCAATGACTGGCCCAAGCTTTTCCCTTGAGCGCTTAATCTCTATTCCGACAAAGCCACGATTCCATCCACCTCGCCAAAGCGCTGCAGTCGGCTCGAGAATCCGATCTATGCGGTAATGGCTTTTGTGCTCAACACCTAGTCGCGGCTGTCGGCACTCGCCAACGACTTCCTTGTGCACGATCCAGCCAGCAGCAATGGCCAATCTGTCAAAATGCTCACAGGCTGCTTCTTCATCCTCGTATTTGCCCGACGTAACCTCGCCCCACTCATTGCCCCGTGCCTCTATATCCACATCGCATGCGACAACTAAGCTCATCCACTCTCTCCTTCGACCAACTGTTCCACGCCCCAACCAGACTCTAATAAACTGCCGTCACGATCATGGCTAACATGTTTGGATAGCATTAAATATAATATAAAAATAATATATATAATAATTATTTAATTATTACTAGGTCGCCTCTTTTCTGGCTTTCTCCGTACGAGGATTACAGTGTTTTCTGGTAAAAGGTACCTAGTAATAATTAATTAATTCACTTATTGGCCCCGGTAAGAAAAAAGGTGACCTAGTAATAATTAATTAATTCACCGGTGCCATGATTTGCCTATAAATCTAGGCAAACAAGGCGAGCTGCCGGACGACCTGCGCCAATTTTTTCTATTTGTACTAATTCAATCTCTCCAGACTGGACCAGAGACGCAATCACCTCTTCGCGTTCCGCCGGCCGTAGTGATTGAGTGCGACGGCTAAGTTCAGTGCGCGTCATCCCTCCCTTGCCAGCGTCACGCAGCACCCGCAGCACTCGCTTCCGCCGTGAGTCGAAGGGGCCATCGCTGATCCAAGTCTTGGCGAGCCAGATAAGTCGCAGGGTGAGATACTCCGAGACTCGGCAGGCCCATGTGACGGCAGCCTCATCGATGGTAAATGCTTCGCCAGGCGTAGCGGTCGAGCACGCATAGATAAGGGCTAGCTTGCGCGCCTTCTCGACTGTGCGCGCCCACAGCGCACCAAAGGGCTTCAGCTCCTTCTCCTGTCGCTCCTCGACATGATTATCGAAATTCTCGAAGAGTGCTTCGGCAGACATAGTTGCTGGCACTATCATGGTGCGAGGATTAATCTCGCTCAGGTTCCCGGGGGATGGGCGCCACGCCAGCCAGCCCTGGCAATCAAGCGCAAGACCCTCGGGTGGTTCAAATAACGTCGGCTTCTTTTTCTTTGCGTGGATATCTGGCGTCTCAAATATAAACACGCGGTTCAAGAATCCGTCAGCGATTGATTCCGAAGTCAGCCCGTGAAACAGACTTTCCGGTACTGTCGTGCCATAGAGTACTACGTTCGGCTGGTTGATAATAACACGATTACTGATGTCCGCATAATGGTCACCCAGATACACGCCGCCAGACGAAGTGTAGAACTTCATCAGATTGCTGATAATTCCTGCCAGATGTGGTGGTGCTTTTTCGGCGTTCGCATTGAGCGACCGTAGCCACCGCCCCACTTCATCGATTAGCCAAATCATCGAGGGTTGCTGGCCCATGGTGTTCACCAGCCCCGTGTGCGAAGCCAGACCTTCACCGATGTGCTGAGCTCCACCGGCTGCGACAAGCAGGCTCTTGATGGCACTGCGCCCACTTTCTTTTCCTGCTCCAGATGCAGCCACGCCAATGGAGTAGATGTTTGGTCGAGTGTTTACTGCATCCCGCACCTTGCGTCCGGTCAGCAGCGACATCAGGCTGATCGCAGAAGCAAGAGCGAGCACTGGCTGAGAACGATAACTTGACTGCTCGATGTAATCCATGACTGCGCCGACAAGGCCGGGCACTTCGAGCAAGTCTTCCGGGAATGCGCCGGGATCGCACACATTATCCGTTGCCGGCGTCTGCTTAGCCTCTTCCTGGACCGCTTGCACGTTGGCCCCCCAATGGTCTTCACTAAAGGCCGTGAATATCTGCGAGGGCTCATAGCGCGCCACGCTCTCAGCAATCTTCCGAACTTCGATATCATCAAGTGGCGGGTTGCATCGGTCGGCATTTACCACCGATATGGCTGCAAAGATCTCAGCCTTCGTCATGCCCTTTGACCGCATGCTGCCCGCTAACCGCGCCAAGGCCACATTGCGCTGGCCAGATCCGATGGCGTTGCCGTCGCCTGCGGTGGTGTTTCCGATAGGCGTCAGGCGTGTGCCGTTCTCAAGATCGTCGAGCATGGCTGCCAGCCACGGCGGTGGTTCCTTAAGTTCTTGCGCCGGAACATCGAGCTCGAGGCCATCAATCCAGTGGTACTGGCCGGCAGGTAATTGGCTCGGTGGCACAATGATGTAGCCACCATAAGCACGAGTGTCGACATGCTCACCGAGGCGACTGGCCGTGCTGCGCCAGCGCTTACCCTGGGGTTGCCGAAACACATGGTGCCGCCCAGAATTTGGCGTCATGCTGGTGGGCACTTCGGCGAGCTGCGCTCCAGCCTCTTGATCTGCTGGCCACGCATTATCCAGACCGTCGATGTCGACCACGACAAGGCTGTCAGTATTGAGCCCAATGTTGGCGTTGGGCCACTGCGTCCACCATGCCTTAATCTGCTGCTGGCCTGTTGTGGCAGAGTTGCGACCGCCAGTAATGATCGGGAACTTATTGCCCGGCTTGGCCGGAAAAACAGGATAGCCCAAGCGCGCGTATTTAAGAGCCGCATCGAGCAGCAGATCCTCGTCCATCTCAACCTCCTTGTCGTCAATCTATATTGTCGGGTTGGCCATCCATGGCCCCGCCCGGTCGGGGTGCGCGTCAGCACGCGCGTGGAACGATCAATAGGTTGGGCTTTCAGGTCGTCGACAGGCAGCGCATCAGCTGTACTAAGAAGTCGACCACAACCCTGCCGATATCCATACTCACCCAACCCATGGCTCAATGACTTAGAACGGAATGTCGGCTGCATCCATATCGTCGTCGGTCTTGGCTGCTACTGGTTGGTAGGGCGGATTAGCCTGCCTAGCTCCCCACGATGGACGTCTGGGTGGTGCGATTGGCGGCTGCACGGGCGAGCGAGCTGCTGGTTTTGCTGCCGGCTTGCTGCCACTTGAGAAGGCGGAGAACGCTGCGGCAGCCTGTGCCTCATCTCCCGGATGCTCGCCAGCGGGGCGGTACGCAACTATTGATGCGTCTGTGCCTCCGGTACCATCTGTTCTCTTCTTGTGTGCGATTGTTATCGATAGCGGTATGCTGCATAGCTCGCTCGAGTCTTCTGGATTAGGGATGCCGACAGCCACGGCGATCGAGGCTAACTCAGCCTTGGCCATCTCCTTCGCCATGGGATTGGAGTTCTTGAGGTTGAGCCGCTGCCAGTGCTGGCGCCTCCGGTAGTCACCGTCCATGACGCGGAATGTCAGGCTCAGATGGGTACCGTCAGTCTTCTTGTTCGCCATCTCCTTCGCCTCGATAATCTCGACCATGTAGTCTCCCGGCGGCAGCGGCTCAGATGTCCGAGGCTGCATCGGTGTCACATTAGGCAGATCGAATTCTTTCAGATTCATATCGTTTAGGCTCCCATAGATGTCATGAAGGCATCCCAGGACAGAGGGATGTCCTGCTGGATACCGAACCGGTTCTTGGCCACGCATGCTGGCCCCCCCACAGTGCGAAGGACACGGTCCTCGGCACCCTTCACCGAAGACGCTATCACCCGCGTGCCGGCTTTGGTCTTCTCTTCGAGAGTTCGGATCTTACGTGTAGCGAAAAGGACAGCATCTGCCCACTCGCATATCAGCCCAGATGCCAGCTTGTGCAGACGTGGCGCATAGCGGTCATATGAGGCAGACTCGGGATCCTCGAAGCGCTCAATCTTGGCGTGCGCTACGCATACTACACACATACCGCGTCGATCACGTAGCCGGTCTAGATGCCCAAGGATGTCGCGCCATATGCGGACAGCCTGCACATATCCCTTGCCATACCCGCCGGCCGCCAGCTCGATCGATGCAACGCTGTACTCGGTGCAGATGTGATCCCATATCAGGCGCTCGAGCCAGTCCAGCGAGTCGATCACGACAGTGCCGTACTGGTGGTCGTTATCCTCGAGTGCTTGCAGATCGCTGAGCACCGAGCTGAGCTTTAGCGCCACCGGAAACTTGTCTACAGAAATCTGCCCAAGGCCATCTTCTGTCTGGATAAAAATGGGCGTTGGTGCCTGCGATCCAAAGGTCGACTTGCCGATACCTTCGGTGCCATAGATAACTATGCGTGGCGCTAGGTTGCTAGGCCCCTTCTGGATATTGCTTAATCTGCTCACTTCATCTCCTCAAAACATCCCACACATACTGGACGGCCATCGACGTGACGACCGTAAAGACAGACCCATCCCGTATCGACCAGCTCGCTGACCTGCGGATCAGACATGTACCACCTGCGCACACATAGCCTATTGCACCTCGAGCAGTTGCATACTTTAATATCGGGTGGTATCTGGATCGCTCGGCCCAGGCTGTCGCGAGTCCAGACCACTGGCCGCGGGAAGTTTTTTATCACGTAACAACCTCCTGCTTAAGTTTATTAATTACTTGTTTAACTCGCACTATCTTGACATCTGCCGGAGCATGAATGCCAATGCGAACTCTGCCTCCATCGATGTCAGCGATGACCAATGAGATGTCTCCATGCGCAGTCTTGAGTACGATGGTCTCTCCACCACACGACACTGGACGGGCTGACAGGCACAGCATTAGGCGACCTCCACAGGAGTTGTCACTGTCCATCGGATAGTCGAGCAGCGTGCTATCTCGAGTGACTCGTGTAGCCGGCTGATCGCCTCGTCTGCTTTTGCTATGTTCCGGCAGTAAAATCTAAAAATGCTGGTACTGCCGCAGGCATGCGCCCGACTGCGCTTACTGATCTGATCGCGTCGGTACATAATCAATCCTGTCAGCTCCGACTCAAGTCTCTCGATCCTGCTGCTGTAGCTCATGGTTTATCTCCTGATAGTGGTGGTCACAGATGTGCCACCGGACTGATACGACACTTGGATCTCGGTCTGAATGTGGGAGCACCCAGTAGTACAGAGGGCGATCCCGATCCCGATTATTTTCCACATCGCTAACCGCTCCCTGTGCCAACTGTTGTATGCACTATGTCGGCACAGCGTCAACGGCTAAGTTACAAATATTTTGATTTTCCCATTTCGGCGCCGGGTCGGGAGGTCTAGCATTGCGACATGGCACGACGCGCAAAACAACCAGACGAACGCAAAGACGGACAAATACGTGTCCGTGCAGTGGTGCACGATTTGCTGGTTGGCTTGGAGCAGAGGATTAGGGAGCGGACAGGGGACACGATGACGCAAAGCGACATCGTTCACATGTCACTCAGAATGTTGGCTAAGGCGATTGCACCGGATCTTGCATCGACACCGTCAGGAGTGGAGTTTTTGGCGTCGGCGCTGGCCGCTTCCGACCAGCCGCCAGAGCGCGCGCCAGAATAGCCGAGCCCTCGCCCTGCCTAGTCTGCGCTATCCCCCCTCCCCCTATATTAACACGACGTGCACGGGGTGAGGTTTGAATCGAACTCAGAAAACGCTGCAGCTCAGATTCTGAGACGCGCCACATCGTTCCAGCCTGAAATCCGTGCAGGTACTCGACCTTGCCGTAGATGGGTCGGCCGACGATTATCCATGAGCGGATAGTGGTGGGAGAAACATCAAGCATTTTGGCGATAACAGAAATTGAAAGCAGAGTCATTTTACCCCACGGGACTGGGGTTTAAGATCCATCAGAAAGACCATCCGATCCATCGGTTGGGGCCGAGAACTCTATCTCGATAAAGAAACGATATGGACCAGATTTTTTAATTGCAAGAAAAATCTTTCGCACAAATGTTTTTTTTTACAGTTTCTGAATCTGATCTGGCATCGACTCAGAATGACTCAGAAAATGGTTTTCTGAGTCTCAGATTGTCGAAGTTTTTTATCTACTACAGGAGGTGTTGTCTTTGCCATAAGGCCTTACTGATAAGCACTTTAACTGCTTTGTGGACTTGCTTGGGGTGCAAGAGGTCGCTGGTTCAAATCCAGTCGCCCCGATCTACAAAACAAGTGGTTTCAGAAGGTTTCGGGGCAAAAAGACGACTCAGAAATAATGGGCAAGACTCAGAAAACCAGACCCAAGCGGCTGCCGAAGCTCTGCCGCAACAAGCTCAAAGACTTTGCATACGTCACCGACCCGCGCACCGGGAACCAAATCTACATGGGTCCATGGGGTGGCGTTGAGACCCAGACCAAGTACGCCACCTGGCTGGCAGACTTCGTTCGAGAAATGCAGATAATCCCTGCGATTGCAGCCGCTCCACCCACTATCGGTCACCTCGCAACACGCTGGCTGGAGTACTGCAGACAGACCTATCGCCGAGCCGATGGCAAGGCGACTGGCGAGGTCGGGATCTGCCAGCAGGCTGCGTCACTGCTGATGCCGTTCGCCGATCAACCCATCGATGAGTTCAGCCGCGCACACCTGATCAGCATCAGGGACCAGCTGGTAGCGACAGGGAAAAGTCGTTCAACGATCAAGCACTACATCTCACGCATAGTGCGCATGTTCAAGTTCGGCTCAGATCGTGAGTGGATAAATTCTGAGCATATTCTGAGACTGGAAAAGATTCCGAACATGCGCGGAGATCAAGGTCGGGCAAAAAAAGTCGTGCGCGGCATACCTCGCTCGCACCTGTTCAAGTTGTTCAGAGAGCTGCCGACCGGCTGGAAGAAAGTTTTCTTATTTCACATCCTCACTGCTCAGCGGGTCGAGACTGCGCTGAGTGTCACGGCTGACCAGATCGACCAACAGCGACACCCATGGCAGTACGTTCCGAGGCAGCACAAGGGACTGGCCAAGGGATTGGATCTCACCATCCTCGTCGGGCCTCGAGCCCGTGCAGTGATCAAGCCGTTGATGCTGGCAAAATCATTTTTGTTTCCGGGCCGGTCCGCCGTGCCAGGCACCATCTACCGAGGGCCTAGGCAGTACTCCGGATATGCCGCCGCCATGGAGCGAGCCTGCGTTCGCGCTGGCATCCCGCACTACACGCCGCGCCAAGTGCGTCACACGGCTGCCACGTATCTAATCGATCGCATGGTACCCGAGCCGATTATCGGAGCCATCATGGGGCACCACGGCAAGGGTGATGATGACTCGATGTCCACCGGCTCCGGCACGATCACCGGCAGGTATGCTGCTGTGCCGAGGCGAAGAGTTGAGGCAGTTGTCGAAAAGTGGGGATGACGCGCTATCAATAAATAACCCCGGCCCCATCCATGGTGACCGGGGTGGCGTGTGCGTCAGCACGCATCACGTATCTCGTCTTCCGAACTCTAGAGTCCTCTGCAGGTATACCGCCGCGTCATCACGCACATGCGGGTTAGCTGTCTGCCAGTCGCGTAGGTGACCTATCTGGTAGTGGCACTCACGACATAGCGGGATCAGGTTGTCCACATCGAGTTCGCGCGCAGGATCAATGTGGAACGGCACGATATGATGCGCTTCTAGCTCGCGCGTTGAGTCGCAACCGCTACAAGATCGGCCGCGCAAGAAGTTGATGCGGAATGTGGACCAGTGACTGCTGCGTGGTGTACCGCCCCAGATCATGGACCAGCGGAATGAGCTCAGCATATTAGCGCCCTGCTAACCATCGGTCGATCACTCGCTGGACCAGCCAAGACGCCAGCAGCGTCCACGGAATGAGTCCGGCAGCTATCTGATGCTGTGATTCCTGATCAGACAGACTCTCCAGCGCAGCGATTGCGCCAGCGTCCATACTGATCGGATCTGGGATATCACCACCGACGAGTCGTGGTGGTACTGTGACATTGAGCGCATACCCGAGCAGGTTGTAGGCTGCCTCGACGACAGGCCGACCAAACGGTTCTTTGGTGCGAGCGAAGTCCATCAGCACGCGGACGGCTGCGAAGTCTAGCTCTGTTGGTAGCGGACTGCTATATGGCATAATCTCTCCTTATATCACCCAGTTGATGCGACGAGACGGGAACCCTTGCACTGCACTGAACGCCCACGAGTCGCCCTGCCTAAGCATCTTGTCGATGGTGGCTCCCGATGCGTAGAAGCCCTCGGGACCGGGATCACCTGGGCCGACTGGTCCGGTGTGCGACGACGGGCCCCATGAGTTGTCGATGCGGCCGCAAACCTCGCCGTTGATGGTGGCGTATCCAGCCAGGCACATGCAGTGCGCCCACGATCCGGATGGTTGGCAGATTCCGTATTGGTTACGCACCATTGAGAATCCCTGAGAGCTGCTGATCGCAATGCCGTAGCCATTGGCCAGCATCCGCATCGCTCCGCCCCACGAGGTGACCTGCGTCACCGAGACAGGGTGCGTGCGAGCCAGCGGTTCAAGGTCATCCGGGACGCCAGAGATCCCCCACTTCTTGCACCTGTCGACGCTGTACTCCGAGAGGTCGTAGCTCCCGTGGACGCCGCGATCGATCAGGCCCCACTGAGACACCCACTTAGCAGCCCAGCTACCTGTGCTGCCGTCACCTCGCAGCTTGCCCCCGCCGACCTCGACACGGCTGCCACCGTAGATAGCTTCTTGGCATAGGCTGCGGAACTCTTCAGGCTCGCCGGCAGCGATCTCGCAGCACATGCTATATTCGATGGCGCGCGCAGTTCCGAAGCTCACGCACGACCCGACCTGACCCTGACTCCATGGTCGGAGCAAGTTGCCGGTGACTTTGCGAGCCACATCCCACAGGTACACGTGATCGGGTAGATCTGCGATCTGCTCGCCCGCCTGCGTGACCCGCCAGTTAGGCTCCGGCAGCTCGGTCAGCAGTTGAGCGACGGCATCGTCATCTCGCACCCAGCCCATCTCGTAATTCATCGAATGGACTCCAGCAGGGTGGCTGTGCGCTCGTATATGTCCCCGACGGATGCGCGCTGTGCTGCGGTGATGGTTGCGGTTGGATCGTTGGGGGCGATCTTCGCCACTTCGGCGCCGACTCGATCACGCAGGGTGCTCAGCTTGGTGGCCGGCACGGCAGCAGCGATCTTGACCAGCGCCTGATACAAATCGCCGGCAGTTGCATGCGATCCCATACATTCCGTAACACAGGATCGGTAGACCTTGGCCAGCGCAATGCGGGTGGCGTCTCGGTCTGAGTCCTGCAGTGCACCGTAGATGTCGAGCAGCGAGCGCTCGTACTCGCCCGGTGTCGGCACTGGTGGTGGAGCGGCTCCGCCGACGACGATGGTGACGATGACTGGATCAGATGGACGATCACCGAGAGCGGTGTATGCCAGGAGTCGATACCGGCCAGCACGTGGCGCGGTGACTACGGTCGCTGTCGCATCGGACAATAATTCGGCAGGGAATGAATTAAGTCCGGCATCCAGCGAATAGTATCTAACGAGCTTACCGTCCGTTTTCGGCCTAACCGCAATAAACGAACCCACCTCTCCCCTGATCTCAGCAGGCAGCTCCACCTTCTGTCCGCACATCAACACCAGCATCAGGATCATTTAGTCACTCCGTTGCGGCAAGAATTGCTCACACGCTCGATCTCCTGCACCATCTGGGACTGCGTCCGAGCGATCGCATCAAGCGTCGCCTCGAGGCTTGCAAGGAACGCAAAGTGCCTGTCCCGCAGAGGGATCACGACCTGCGTGCCGATCCACTGGGCGATGTGCCAGGTGCCGTAGGCGATGGCACACAGTGCCGCTACCGGCAGGCCAAATTCTCGGATGAACGGGATAACTTCCATTGATTGTCCTCCATGAGGACAGAGTAACTAATCGTGTGCCCGCACTAGACCTGCCGTCGATCGCTCAGGCGCCCAGATGTCCGGATGGAGCGCCAGTAGCTCGGCCTCGACTGCGGAGCTCTGGTCGGTAGGTAGCTTGCGCCCGAAATACTGTCGCATCTGGCCGACGTTCCAGCCCATCTCGTATGCCGCGATGCAGTAGTTGCGCAGCTTGTCGTTGAGCGTCAGCGGATACGTGACAGGCCCGAAGCGTGGGAACCTGTGCACCCACTCGAGCCTTGGGTGGTACATGACCTTGCCACCATTGCGACGAACTTTGTCGTGTATGTAGATCTCTTCGCCAGCGAATCCGCGAAAGTCGTTACTGAACTCAGGCCATGCTGCTTTCGCCATGAACGCATACGCCGAGCCGTGAGCGTGCACCTCGTGTGGCTCATGCGGGCCGACATGCCAGACACCATAGAAGTCGCCGCGCAGCTCTGGCAGCAGCTCGGTGGCGACGAGGTGTCCGCCTTCGCTCCGCAGCGGTCCGACCCACATGTCGCGCCTCGATGCCTGGCCCTCGGCTGCCGACACCAGATAGTCCACAGATCCCGGCCCTAACAGAACGTGACAGTCGATCATCAAGACGTGAGTGCCCCGTGCCTCTTCCCAGATGGAGTTCTTGGCGTGAGCCGGGCCTTTGCCCTTGGGCTTGTGGACGTACCTCGTCTTGGTGTGCCCGCAGACAGCCACAAGCTCCTTGGAGCTCACTGGCGCATCATCGATGACCAGCAGCTCGACATCGTCCCGAGACAGCTCGACGTGATATGCGCGGATGGCGCTGAGCGTCCACCATACACCCTGATCGTCGTTGAATGCGGCCATGCCAATCGTCAGGACAGGGTCGGACATTAGCACTCCAGATGTAAGGAATTGGTGGTAGTTTTTCTTACAGAACCCGTGCCACATAACTGTCGCAGTCGATGCAGTTCGGCAGCGCCTTGTCTCTCGAAGAGATCCGGCACTGGCCATGAACAGAGCACGCATGCTTGATGGCGAGAGTACCTCCGCACCCGCACGATGGCTTGTCCTCGAGAGCCTCGCCTAGGTGCTGGCATGGCGAGGACATGTGCAGTTTAATCCGGCGCAGCATATCGAGCTGCTCCGGACTTAAGCCCGGAGCTCTGTCCGGAGCTGGCGGCGTCGCGCCCGTAGTTGTGACCGATGTTGCCACGGTTGCCGGATCTCCGCCCCAGAGCGCTCGATAGCGAGGGTCGTGATCGTAGAGCCAGCAAAGTCGGCATCCGTCGCGCGGTGGTGTGTGGTTGCAAGGTTTCATTCGGTCACCGTGGCCATAATAGTACCAGTACCAGTGGCACCATAATAAACAAATGTTGCAGGGCATAACGTTGGCGAAATAATTTCATTGCATTTTTTAACTGATAATTCAAATGTGTAATTTATAACACCACATCCAAAAGATTGTCTTGCACCATTTAATGATATTGTTGTACCCAAATAAAAATTTGGGCAATCTAATAAAACACATGGGTAAAAAGCATAAGATCTAGCCTTAACTAATGGATAAACATTAATTTGAATTTTGCATTCAGAATTATCAGTAATTGGATCATAAATACTAATATCTCCAGCCAACATAACGTCAGTATTGCAATCACGTCTTGGCGTTTGATTGCAAGCAGGATTTGAATCGCCTAATGTGTAATATCCTTCTCCAGAACAAAGCAAAGCAGTATTATATGGAGATGGTTCTACTTGAGATCTATAATAAGTAGAGACGCGATAACCAGAATAATTTGTTGTGCCTAAATAATGGAAACTAATTGTTTTTCCGTCTGCGCAAGGCCAATAATTATATAAATCTGAAAATGTTAAATTAAGAATTTTTGGCAATTGTTTTGACGGATTACAGCACGATACATTTATTGGACAGCATAAGGCATTCCCGCAGCACTTCATGCACGTCAACCGTTTGCAAGCTGGCGTCGCATACTCCCCATCCGTCGTGCCATTGCTACTCGGATACGAGCACGAGCACCCCGTCGAGCACGTGCCGTTACCGCCAGAGACCTTGATCCATTTTGATAAATCCGCGTGCCATTGCCACGTGCATGAGCCG